ATTTGTCGGAGATGGCAAGAGTATTTACGAATGCATGTTCATGACTGTGAAAAATAACGGTTTCGCATTTGGTTTCTCCGTTGTTGCGACATTTGAAGTTGTGAACGGCACAGTTAAATTGTTGTCCCTTCGCTCGCAACCACTTGATGTTCAGACAGTCTCCGATGTCTCACCATTTGTTGAGAGTCGGGGTGGTCAAGACTTTGTGAAGTATGAACTTGTGAAGGAAAAGGCCGTACCAACACAAGGTGAGTTAGAAATGGCTAAAAATAAATTGAAGCAATTATAATGATCAGCATCAATGATGTAACGAAAATTGATGAGAAGAGAAAACAGATCAGAAAGGAAATATACACACGAGTATATGAACAGTTTTCTCGTAAGATTAAACAGTCTGTGGAGTTGGGACATAAGCAGGTATTTCTCACAGTTCCAACATTTGTGATTGGGTATCCCACATTTGATAGGGGTGCGGCTGCGAGGTATGTCGCGCGACAATTCAAATTGGGTGGTTTTGATGTGAGGCTCGTGGGCGACTACGATATGTATGTCTCATGGGTTATACCGAAAAAGGTAAAACAGAAGGTTGAAGAACATGATGAAACGGAGTTTCCAGATTTGATGAACCTTAAGAAGATGGCGGATAGGTACAGGAGAGGTGCGTAGGAAGGTGGTTATTAAAAACACTCTCAATGATAAATGGACAATCTCAATATATTAGTCGAGGCTCGCAAGGAGTACCTTGGGCAGTTATACAATATTATGTGTCCACCTATGATTGAAGTTTTCCAGGATATGTACGACGAAGCGACTAAAATCTCAAAGGGGCGAAAGACTCTCATTATGTTCCAAAAACTTCTCAAGGAAGTTCCAAATTGGTCCAACGCCATGTCCAAGCAACACAGTGATAACATCGCGAACCGTTGTGCTTGGTTTAATGATCTTTTGGCAGCTGTGTTTGTTGCGTGTACCAAGATTCTCTCAGCGGTTCGTCTCAAGGCGGATAACAAGAAGATCAGCCTCAAGCTTCCAACCAACGAAGTTTTCATTCAAACCTGTTACAATAATGTGGCGAAGGATCTCTACAAAGATCCATATGTTTTCCACGAAGAACAAAGTGAATATGTGAGAGATGAACAATTAACCCGAAGATTCTCCCAATGTATTGAAGTCACTGTGAAGGAGCTCATCCCAGTCCAGGAGATTCTTCAAACTTACATGTCACAAGATTCTCGTGATATTGATCTTGATGGTCAAGTCCACGATAGTGAAGATCCCGATGTTTTTGATGGTCCAGAGGACTTCCCAGAACCTGAACCAGAGCCTGAACCACTTCCAGAAGATGAACCAATGATGGGCGCGGAGGAAGAACCTCTACAACCCACGGGTCTTGAAAATGAATTCAAGACAGTTCCAGGTGTTCAAGCTCCAGAACCAGAAGATGAACCTATGGAACAACATGTCATGGAAGAACCTGAAGATGAGGGTGTCTTTTTTGGAGATGCCCCAGAACAGCGTGTAAAAAAAACTGCGTATAATTAAATGGAAGATCTATCCGAATATCTCCGAGATCCCGTGAGTGCCGCTCTTATCGCAGGAGCCATAACTGCTGGTTACATTCATGTAAAGGCTCAACTCAACAACGAAGGTAAGTTGGAATTGAACAAATATACCAAGCCAGCTGTGCTCAACGCGATCCTTGTCTACTTTATTGTCGCGAATGGTCTTGGACAAAGAGAGACCATCTCTAGCGAACCTTTCTAAACTTAAAGATTTAGCCCTAAAATTAAGAAAATGGCGTCTGTCACTGCGTTTAACGACATGCTCTCCCAATTTCTTGTGGAATTGCACAAGACTTTTCCAGATGAAACCGGAATTAAGAAGATGACTACCTCTTTCGAGTTACTCAAGACAACAAACCCACGACTCATTGTTGATGGATTCATGAAGGGTGTCACGCCTTACGCCGATAAGATCTCGGCGAAGGATGAATCTTTCCTTCTCGAGGAAATTGAAAAGATTGAATTCCTTAAGGATCTCAACATCAAGAGTTATTGGTCTCGTATGAGTGCCAATACTAAGGCTGCGACATGGCAATATCTCCAAACACTCTATATGCTCGGTACTACGATTACTGCCATTCCAGCCGAAACCCTCAATCTCATTGAAGGTATCGCCAAGGATTGTGCTGACAAGATGGAGACTGAAGGTGGTGAGATTGATCAAGACGCACTGATGAAGATGATGGGCAGCATGCTTGGGGGCATGGCTAAAAAATAAACCTCAAGCTATACTAAATGAAGGCTTGGTTTGACGATCCTCAGCAACTCATTCGTGCTGATAGAATTTCCCAGTTCTGGCCAAACCGTGATCAAACTCCAGAAGACAGAATTAACGCAGCTTCCCGTTTTGTCATCTATGCATGCTGTACAATTTATCTCATTCGCCGTGACCCAAGAATTTTTGTTCTTGGTGGCACTGTTTTGGGTGTTCTTTATGTGTTGTATAAGTCAAAAATGGTTAAAGAGACATATGGCATGGCTTCAAGTGGCGACATAAATGGGTGTCAGATGCCAACATTAGATAACCCAATGGGCAATGTTCTCATTACGGATTATACAGATGCGCCTAACCGCCTTGAAGCCTGTTATTATCCAACTGTGAAGCCAATCGTGAAGAGTTTGTTGGACGACCGTATTCCATATGATGCGGGGCGTTCTCGTTCGGCGCATCCAATGTATCAGCGCAACGCCGCTGCTCGTCAGTTTGTGACTTCACCAGTTTCTAAGATTCCAGGCGACCAAACTTCATTCGCGGAATGGTGCTACGGACCAAAAAATGGGCGTGATTGTAGATCAAACCCAGAATTGTGTAATCCAAATGCCCGTGGTGTTCAGCTTGAAGCGTTTGCCGGACTTGATCCAGCGGGTGATAGCCGAGTTTCTCATAGAGGTCATGGCATTGGCCCAGCTTAGATTATAAATATTCTTATGTAATAATAAATGGCATACCAACTTCAGCCTGGTCTTGCGATCGTTCAGAATTCGGGTGCTCTCCCAGCAGTGAAAGCGACGGAAGAAGTCTTCGTGTACCCTCAGCCCAGTTCCATCAATTGTGGTGGATGTCGGCCAAATACCATGCTCTATGGCACAGCTCCATACATGGCGGGTAAGGGTTCTCCAGCGCAATACATTGATGTGAGTGATCAACTTCGTCCCCAAACAACCTCTAGATTTAACAAGGTTGTCGTTCCAACATATGAGCGTAACCTATTCCCACTCTCCAACATGGAGTGCAAGGTCCCCCTTCGCACATTGAGTTATGAGCCAGAAAGTACCCGTGCGGAACTCCAGAACGGACTCTTCCAACAAAGATACGCTAATAAAAATGTTACTAGAAAATAAGAATGGCCGATCCTATTTCACTTGCAGCCGTCGCTGGTTTAATTTACGTTGGTAGGACTTTGAGCAATAAGCCCGAAGTACAACCACAACCACAACCACAACCAGTGCCAGTTGTTCAACAGCCACAAGTTACATATGATGAAAACCCGGTTCCACGATTCGAAGAACGAGAGTTTGAACCACAAGTGGAGATACCACAAAAGAGAGAAATGGAAAGTTTCGCCGACATTAGTCGCCAACAACGAAGTGGTGGTCAGGAGATTCTCGACATGCGCAACCGAATGTTTGACACTGGTCGTATGAATAACCTTTCGCCAATCGAGAAACAAATGGTTGGCCCTGGCTTGGGTGTGGGCGCAGATACTCCATCTCAGGGCGGTTTCCAACAGTTATTCCGAGTGAATCCAATTAACGTTGGTGAATACCGTCTCACTACACTCCCAGGCCGTTCGGGTCCAGCCGGTGATATCGGCGGTGGCCGAGCTTCGGTTGGTGGTCAACTGACACATAATAAACCAGAAACCACGGCACACCTTCCAAGTCGTCTCCCAGCCATGGCGGGACGGGCTCAGGGTATGTCGGGTGCTACCCCAAGAGCAAGTCACCAGAAGACTATGCGAAGCACAAATCGTGCGCAAACTGGTCTTCGCGAAGATGGTCTCGGCTTTAACGGCGCGAAGCGATTCGTTTCAGCCCAAACAATGACACAGGACCCAACTCGCTTCAAGAGTGATCGTAATGACGTACAATTTGCTCACGCGAGTCATGCGGCTCCAGGTATTACAAACTTCAGTGGCGCTTACTCTACAAGTGCGGCTGCTCAAATTACAACAAAGAATAACGAAGAATTGATGAAGTATGGTTTCCGTCCAGAAGATCGTAGAGGTAAGGCGAGTCGTATGGGTAACAGAGGTCGTATGAATGTCAGAGAAAGTGCTCTCAAGCAGGGTGGCGCCTTAACAGCGGTTCGATCCGATAACAGCCGTGTCGATGGGCGCGTTGGACCAGCAAATGGTGGTTGGACGCAAAACTACCAGCAGAAGCCTTTCCATCAATTCAACGCCTATAAGGGCAATGAAAACCCCAACTCAAGAAGTTTGGATCTCGCGAAGAAACAACTCCAGAACAACCCATTGTCACACCACATTTATTAGATTTATTCCAATCCAATTTAAACAAAAACAACCATTAAAATATTGTGCCTATATTTTAATGATTGGTCCTTTAACCGACTTAAACGACATCCCGCATAAGGTTCAGTATATTACCATTGATTCTGCCGATGTAAAACCACATACTGGAGCGGATCCACTAAGGAAGCGTCACACACCCGTCACACTCGATCTGGATTTATATTCAAATATACATTTTGAGGGTATGTCACAAGTCATCGGGTTAAAAATCGTCG